ATTAACATAACCAGTTAATATGTCAAGAGGAAAGTGAAACAATCTCGCTAACCCTTATAATGTGTGGCTAAAACGCAACAGAGCATAGATAAATGGTGCGATTGTTGTGTTATTCTTACGCCTAAGCAGCAGTACCGGCTCCGCGAATCAAGTTGGCCGGCTCTTGAGCGCATCCACGGCGGCGACGCCGAAAGCACCGAAAACGGGCAGGCGAAGTGAACGATTCGCCCGGATCAGCGCACGAAAGCGCGGAAACCGATAATGCGAACATATTTAGACGCGCGTAGTCAAAAGCCGGTCTGCGCCGCAAACTTGACAAGCACACTTTACATAAGGCATCATCTCTGTCAATCCCCCTGGGGAGCGCGCGGAAATCGAACGCCTGCGCTACAATGCAAATATGCCAGCCTCGATTGAGTGGACTCCGGAAGAGAGCGCGCTTCAAGATGCAATCTGCGACGCCATTTCCACACAGCCGCGCGGAATGGGAGCAATCCTCGAAGAACTTGGAAACCCAATCAACCCAAGCACTTTCTATCGCTGGTTGCAGCAAGATGACGATCTCTGCAAGAGATACGCGCGCGCCAGGGCAGATCAAGCTCAGGTCATGGCGGATGAGATCACGCAAATTGCTGATACCACGCAAGAAGGCGTGATTACCACCGAGAAAGCTGACGGCTCAGTTGAGATCAAGCGCTCCGATATGCTTGAGCATCGCAAACTGCGTATTGAGTCGCGGAAATGGCTTGCTGCGAAGTTGTTGCCGAAAGTGTACGGTGATCGCGTGCAGCAGGAGCACACCGGACCCGATGGTGGCCCGCTGCAATTCGTGACGCGTAGTATATTGGATGCAAAGGAGTAAGCCATGCCCAGCTACAACGCAGCCACACCGAGAGCGATCTATTCCGGCAATGAGATCGCTCTTGTAAACAGCGCGGCAACCGACAGCAGTGTGACAACGACGCAACAGTGCAGTATGGGGCCAGACCCAGGCGGGCAGACTGACCTGATCCTCACAAACACCACAAACCAAACGGCTACAGTGCAGATTGCGCCTTCGGACACGCCCAGCCTTTATCAGCCGTATACGTATCTCGGCTCGGCAATCACAGCTGCGGCGAATACCAGCGTCGGCTTTTCCATCGTGCCTAGTGTGTGGTTGCGCTGCACGTTTTTGACGGCTCCGAGCAGTGGCAGCTTGATTCTCAGCCGGTAGTATGCCAAAGCAAATAGAGCTTCTGCTCCAGCCTAAGCAGCTTGAGATCGGCAAGCTGATGTACCGCACCGGCCCCGATGCGGCAACGTGGATCGGTGGGGGTGGAGCGAGAGCTGGCGGCAAGTCGGGCGGACTCAGGCGCATCATGCTGGACAGGCGGTTGCAGCGGCCAGGGACGCCGGGAGTCATTCTCAGGCGCATCTATAAAGACGTAAACGAAAACCACATCCAAAAGTATTTCGCCGAATATCCCGAGTTGCTGCCTTACTGGCGCGCAACCGATCAGGAGTTCAGGCTCCCCAACAAGTCGAGGCTATGCTTCCGGTATGCCGAGAATCAGCAGGCGGTCGATCAGTCGTTCTGGGGACCGGAGTGGTACGACATCTTCGTTGACCAGGCGGAGCAGTTCACGGAACGCGAGCTAACGATCATCAAGAGCGCAAACCGCTGGCCAGGCGCGCCGGTGAACGACTGCAAAACGGGCCTGTTCTTCAATCCAGGCGGGATCGGTACAGAGTTCCTGCGCCGGGTATTCCATCAAAAGCGATTCCATGAACGAGAGCGCGCGCAGGATTTCGCGTTCGTGCACCTGTTCGGCTGGGATAACTATGTGTGGTTTGAGCCGCTTGGGATCAGCGCAAAGGACTTCTATGCGTTGCCGGATGGATTGAGAAGCGGTGAGGAGTGTCCGTGCGGAGCCGCGGGCGATGGCCCGGAGTTCATGTGCTGCCGGTTCCACTTGTTCATCAATCGCACGGCTGAGGGGCGGAAGCTGGACACGCTGCCTCCGAGCCTGCGCGCCGGTCATCTGCTTGGCAGCTTCGACTCATTCGCCGGCCAATACTTTGCGGGGGTGTGGGATGAGAGCAAGCTGATTCTGTCGGCGCACCAGCAAGAGCGGCTGGTTCAGGCATGGTGGACGCGCTGGATGGCTCACGATGATGGGTTCGTGCATCATGCTTCTATTGGCTGGTTCACGAGTGGCAAGGTAACCCCAAAGCAGTTCGAGGATGTGTTTGGCGTCAAGATAAGCGATGCGGTCAATGTGGTGGTGCTGTATCGGGAGCTTAACCTTGCCGAGACGGAGCCGGGAGAGTTGATCCGCATGGCACGGCGGCAGACGACGCTTGAAGAGTCGAAGACGATGATGCGCTATTTCCTGAGCGTGGATGCCTGGGAGAAGGACTCCAAGGGTCATAGCGTAGCCGATGAGATCAGCCGGGAACTATTGCGGGTTGAGAAGGTGCCTTACAAGGACCGCGAGTTGCAGGTGACATTCCCCTATCCAGAGCAGGCGACGAACGCGAGGATTGCTGGCTGGCGCTATATGTACGCCATGATGAAGAAGACCTGCGATGTGCTTGATGGGTGCATGAATCCGAGCCGCGAGGACGACGACTACGAGCGCGAGGGTGGGGGTTACTCTTTGAATACGCCGCTGCTTTTTATCTCTGGCGACTGTCAGGAGACGATTGAAGCGGTTCCGATGGCGATCCGGGATGACAAGCATCCGGGCCGGGCGGAGGATGTTTTGAAGATGCCGACAATGAGTGATGACATTCTCGACCGGATGCGTTACGGTTTAATGAGCGTGCTGAATCCAAAGGAGAAAGCGCCGTTGCCAGTCCGGATGCAGGAGAAGTGGCAGGAGATGGGCGCGGCGGATCACACGGTCAAAGCGATCCAGATGAAGAAGATGGAGCACGAGGCGCAGCAGAGCGCGAAGGGGAGGAAGTCGAGATGGGCGAGGTAAGCAGCATTTACTGGCAGGTTGAAAGCACAGACATTCCAGGACTTGAGCGCCATCCTGCACAGCCTGACGAGTTTAAGCCCACGCCCAAGACCCAGGAGCAGGCAACCCGGCGCAAGCGTGAGATACTCAAGAACGTGAAGCGCGGCCCGCGAGAGGAGAACGATTACCGTGATTAGACGCTGGCTTAGAGCATGGCTGGGCATTACGGCTATTGAGGAGCAATTGGCGCGGGATACCGCCGCTGTAAAGCAATTTGCCGAGGCGGTCACAGCAAAAGTATTGACACGCCCCGGCATAGAAGCGCAAGATTCTCACAGGAAGCCTCTTAGCGGCGCACAGTTGCGTATTGCGGCGGCTCGACAGAACATCACGGTACCGATGCCGACACAGGCGGAAAGGCTGGCAAATGGCTGAAAAGATGAAAGGTATGGGCGGTTTAGGCAAGATGGGCGGCGAGTTCACCAAGGCCGAGAAGCCGAACCTGCGCGATGAAGACAAAGGCAAGCGCGATCCCGAGAAGGCCGAAAAGGGGAAGGTTGACGGGGATGGCGGGGAAACCCAGACCACCATCACCCATCATGCGGATGGCACGCATACATCCGAGCACCAGGACGGAACACGCGAGGAGCACCCCGACCATCTTCACATGCTGGCGCACATCGGTCACAAGGTCACGGGCGGAGATAAGCACCACATCGTCCACCACGACGGGATGAGCGCGCACAGCCACTCGATTGGCGAGGATGGACAGCACGACGATCACGCCGAATCGAATTCCGCAGAGGATGCCAAAGGTGCGCTGGACAAGTTCCTTGGGGAAGAGGCTGAGGAGCCGGAGCATCAGCACGGCGGCGGCGAAGAAGAGGAATCGGAAGCTGAACCGCAGTATGGCGGAATGCAGGGTTAAGGCGCTGGTCGATCTCGGAACCAGAGCACGGTTGCAGTGCATATAACGAGTCATCGGTAAAGGAGTCTCACCATGGCACTTAGCAGGTTTTCAGGAGAATTCAGCGCCTTCGAGTTCGCGTATGGAATCAATCCAGCCGTTGCGCCTCTTCTGGCGATCAACGGTCCAGCCGCAACTGGAGCCGGAACGCTCACGCTCGCTTACGGCTATTTCACCACCCAAGATGGAACGGTAGTCAACTACCCACTGAATACCAACGCGCCGATTACCGTTGGCTTGACTCAGCCGGAAACTGTAACGCCCAGCGCCGTATCGAACAGTACGCCGGGAATCTATGGCTCCCCGACCGTCACTGCAACATCATTCACCTATCTGCACGGCAATGGCGATGAAATCCGCTCCGGAACCGTGGGCCTGCAAGAAGCGATCAACTACTGCTACAACGTGTACGGCGGCGGAACGGTTTTCGTGGACGCGCGGTGGGCGATGTTTGGCGGAACGAGCGCCATGATTGCCTCCGCAGTGGTGCCTCCGAACGTCACTATTTCGGATGTGCGCAATGGCTTGTACGCTACGGCGAGCAACACTGTCGGGTCGGTTTCGCAGCTTGCGGCCCCGACTGCTGTTTCGACCTCTGCTGCCACCTATGGCCTGCTTACCGCCGGAACCACTGGCGGATCCATTCCGGCTTCGGGCACCTATCGCCTGGCGCTGACTTACGTGGATGCGTTCGGCGGTGAGACTTCGATCTCGACCGATACCAACGCACTGGCGACAATCGCTGTATCGGCTGGTTCAACCAATACGATTTCGCTCACCAGTCCTGCGGCGTTGACAGGAGCGGTTGGCTATCGCGTTTACATGACCGCCGCCGGCGGCGCTTCACTCTCGGAAATCCTGTATCCGGTCGGAAACGCGGCCATCACGGGAACTGCTGCCAGCGCTGCCACATTGGGCGCTTATGGTCTGCCGAGTTTCGCAATCGGAACCCCCGTAACGATCACCGCGATCATCACCGGAACTGCCAAGATCCCGGCGGCGAACACGGCATACGCAAGCGGTACGATTTCGACTGTACCGGCTCCAGTGGCCAGCTATCCACCGTTTGCCGCGCTGGGCACTATCGCTGCTGCTGCTACCGGCACGCTGGGCAGCGTGAACCTTCCGGCTGGGTTTCTGAACACCCTTGGCAAGACTATTCGCGTCAAGGGGATGTATTATGTGACGACCAACGGAACAGGCGGAACGGTTACGACCGAATTGATCCTGTCGTCCATCGTTGGAGTCACTTCGATTATTCCGTTCACCGTCGCCTCGCCTGCCATCGGCGCATCGACTCTTACGGTCAACGGTCTTTTCGAGGCGCTGTTTGTGACAGCGGCAACGGGCACGAGCGGCACGCTGGAATGCCATGGATTTGTGGCTTACAACGTGGCCGGAACCGCGGTTTCTTCGGTGGCACAGGACAGCGTTATCACGGTGTCTTCAACCGTCGATCTAACCAAACAGCTTAACCTGTCGGTTGCCCATCTTAATACCACGCTTGGTACTTCGGTGTCTCAGTTGCGGCAGTTGACGGTGGAGGTTCTCAAGTAACGATGCCAGCCAAGAGCCTAGCTCAGTTGAGATGGGTTAACTCCCCAAGCGGCCACAAAGCCCTTGGGGAGTTTGGCGTCAAAGAATGGGATCAAGCAAGCAAGGGATTGAAGTTGCCAGAAAAGAAACCGGAACGTAAAGGGTTGTATGCCGCAAGGAAGAGGTAAGCGATGGCCAATCTCTATCAGGCAAAGCGCGATAAGATGCCCAAGAGCGAGTTTGCGGGGAAGGGAACATCCTTTCCCATAAATGATGCGAACCACGCGCGCCTGGCTATTGGCGGGGCGACACGCTCGGAGCGGGCGGGCAACATCTCCGCATCCGAGGCTGAAAAGATCAAGGCGAAGGCGCGAGGCAAGCTGTATCCAGGTGGAAGATGAGCGAAGAGAACATCAACCAGCAGGCCGATGCCGCTATCGAGCAAGCTCTCGACGTTGCCGACATTCCCACGGACAAGCAGAAGGCGCTCGCCAATCTGGAGTTTCTGCAAAGGGAATATTGGCGCGTCCGCAACAATGCCCAGCGGTACATGCGCTGCCCTTACTGCACGGAAGACAAGCGGATGCGGAACTTCCCCGGAAGTGTGAAGCTGTGCTGCGTCATGTTCGCCAAGGCGCTGAAAGCGATTCTGGACCGGCAGGATGAAGTGGACCGGGCGCAGAATGCGGCGAAGACCATCGTGCGGATTGCGGAAATGGCGGCGAAGAACTGATGGCAAAAATCAACACTTCAAATCGGCGCGACCTGATTTTAGAGTCTACGACGCTCCGAAATGGCCGGTATTGGTATGAGGTAGGAGGGCAACTCCATTTCCCCGTCTATGGATGCAGCGGCGGCCTCACCACTTCTTTTGTAGCTATGCTAGTGGAAAAACCTCCCAATGCGGCGGTAGATTTTGGCCAGCAAGGTCTACATGACGATGCGGCGCTCGGCTGCGATTGCGGTGGAAGATGGTTCACTATTTCGATTCTCGACAATGATTCCGATGAGGTTCTTCGCCGTAAAATCCACGAAGCGATAGAGGCTCTGAATGGCGACTAGCGCAATCATGCCAGCTCCCACCGAGCAGAATCCCGATACGGGCGGCGCTCCAGTCACGCAGCAGCCTCAGCCATCCGAGCCTATGTCGTTCGGCAAGAACAACCGCAAGCTGCCTGACGAGTTGAAAGAGGTTCTCGAAAGCCTCATCAAAGACTTTCAGCAGCAGGAGAAGTTCGACCGCATCTATGAATTCCTTCTTGACCGCAAACTGCGCTGCTACGACGACGGTGTACAGCACTTCTACGGCAACAATGGCACCGGAGTTTATCAGATCGGCGAGGCCGGCGGTTCGATTGATATTGGCGGTGAGCAGGTTGAGTGCTCAGAGTATCTCGATACCTACAACATCGCGCGCGCGCGCCGCCGCACCATCGATGCGGTTCTGACGCAAAGCCCTCCGGGAATCATTTTCGAGCCTGACAAGCCGGATTACGATCCCGATATTCAAGCGTCTGAAACAGCGGAGGGCTACCGGCATCTCTTCGACCAGAAGAACGATGTAGCCGACATTCAGCAGTCGATCACCCGATTTTTTGAGCTTTCCGGGCGTGTGGTGGCGTGGACATACACTGCGGCTAATCAGCAAAAATGGGGCTTGAACGATCAAGGCCAGCCGCGCCGCATGGAGACGACGGAGATTTTTGGAACGCTTGAATCGAAGGTTCCGATCATCTGCCGGAATCAGGATGGCGCTCTTTATTGCTTCCTCTTCAAAGACCCGAATATCCTGACCGCCCGCGATGAGAATCCGTGGCTCCAGGATGAGAATGGAACATGGAAGATTGCCGAAGGTGAGGGCAGCATTGGCGAGACGGACTGGGAGCGTTATGCGCGCCTGGGAGTGCGCCAGACCAAGAAGGGCAATATTCAGATTTCCAATGCGCTGAATCATCTGGTGACAGAACTGCACGCCTTCATCCGGCCCGCCGCTTTCCGCGCCACATGTTGCGATAAGGTCTACACCGGGGCATCCGGTTGGGATGAGCAGGCAGAGGATTACGTGCGCGAGCCAGCCACGAATGAGGATGGCGAGCCGATGAAGGTGGGCGACATGCTGCGCAAGCTCTATCCCGAGGGCGCGCATGTAGTCTACATCGGCAAGGTTTACAGCGAGTCAACGCCGGATTCGATGGACGATTGTATCGACATAGTGATGAGCGAGAAGAGGGATTCACTGACCGGCGGCGCGCTTATGGAGCCGATGATTCCCATTCAAGATGGCTTCAACGACTTCAAGAATGCCGAACGCGAGTTCTACGAAAAGGGCTGGCCGGTCACCTGGTTCAAGGGCGATCAGACGGATTACGATGCGTTCATTGCTCAACAGGCAAGACCAGCGCAATTCGCGCTATTGAAGAATCCGCTGGGCGGTCCTGAGCTTCCAGTCGAGAATCAGTTTTACAAAGAGCCTGACATGACCGCACCTGAGACGTTCGTGCAGTGCATGGAGGACTATCGCGGGCCGCTCTCGCAGGATATTACGGGCGCTTCCCCGGCGCTTGAAGGAGTAGCTGGCCCACACGATGAAACTGCCAGCCAGCGGGCAATGGACAAGGCTCAATCGATGGGCATTCTGGGTCCGACATGGAGCCGCGTGCAACTTGTCTTCGCCGGGATTTACAAGAAAGCCGCCTTGGCCGCATCGAAGAACCCTGACCACGCCAAAGAGATCACGGTTGCGCTGGGCAACAAGCAGACAGCCACGATTCAGTTGCAGAGACTATCTCGCGGCTCGTTCCACTGCAAGCCGGATACCGATTCCACGTTTCCAGAATCGACGGCGGCAAAGCGGGCTACGCTGGGCACGCTGCTCCCGCAGATTGCAACCTCGCCCATCGGGGCCGAGTTCATCAACGATCCCGAGAACTGGGAAGAGGTCATGCGGATTGAGGGTTTGGCTGAGGATTTCTCGGTCATCCCAGCCGAGGCGGCGCGCAAGCAGATACGCGAGATCGACATTCTCATCCGCGAGGCTCCGGTCCCGAATCCTGCGGTCGCACTCTATCAGCAGCAACACGCGGCGCTGGCTATCCAGGCGCAACAGGCAGGCTTGCCCGAGCCACCCTATCAGCCTCCGCCGGATGAGTTGCCGTCGATTCAGCCAAAGAAGCGCGATTACCACAAGTGGGAGCTTGCTCAATGCCAGAGATGGCTATCGAGCGATGCCTGCTGGCGGCTAGAAGTGCAAGGCGACCTCGAAGTGGAAACGGCACCCGCACAACCGCCATTGCCACCGATGCCCGGATATTCCGATAATCCGCATGTGCGCAACGTGGAACTGCACGCCGATATGCACGAACAGTTTTTGCAGCAACAGGAGATGGCGCAACAGGCAATGATGCCCCCACCGCCAGCCCCAAAGGGAGCGCCTGGAACACAGTCGCCCCAAGCCCATCCACAAGTCCAGGCCAATGCCCAACCTCCGGGCGCGCCTGGTCAACCGACGATATAGGAGAGTGGTATGCCAGATGAAGGCGCGGTCGCAACGCTGGAATCCCCGGCGGTAGATTCGGGGTTGGTCGAAAGCAGCACAACAACCGATACCTCAACCGATACTACAAATTCAAGCGGAACAGGAACCACGGATGCTATTGACAATTCAGATACCCCCGTTGCGGGCGAATCTGGGCATCTACGCGGGGCGGAACTCTACAAATCGGTCAAAGAAAAGCTCAAAGCCAGCGGCCTGAGCGCCGCCGAACAGCGCAGTATCCGCAACGCGATTCACATTGCCGACAAAGCCGACAAGCTCTCTGGCGGCAACCTTGAGGCGTTTGAGACTGAACGTGGCATCCTCGCCAAGCTCTCCGACGATCCAGACGCGGGTTACACGCCGGAGCAGATTGTCCAGAATACCCTTGAGGAGCGCAAGTTCTGGCGCGATTTCGACAGCAACTTCCACAAGGCAGACGGTCAGATCATCAAGGACATGGTTGCGGCCAACTCCGAGAGCTTCCAGAAACTCGCTCCGATGGCGATGGATGAGTTTGCGCAGGTCAATCCCGAAGCATTCAGCGGATACGTTGCCCGGAGCGCCAAAGGGTATCTCGACGACAAACAGATTCCTCTCAAGTTCGCCATTCTGGAGACATTTCTGCCCTCCATGCCCGACTTCCCCGGAAAAGACCGCGTCGTGGAAGCGATTCAGGCCATTTATGGTGCTTTCGACGGCCTGGACAAGATGGCAAAGAATCCAATCACGCCGAAAAAGGCAGAGGGGCAGACAGAACAGCCGGGAACGCTGAACCAGGGCCAAGATACTACCGAGGGGCTTACGATTCGCGCGAATCGGGCGGAGTGGCAGCCGGCGGCTCAGGCCGAGGGCATCAAAATCCGCACTGCGGAGATGAATCGCGTTGCCGCACAGCAAAAAGTGACGCTGGACGATGCCGACCGAGAGAAAATCCGCGTTGCGGTGAATGAAGAGGTCAATACCCGCCTCTCGGTCAACGAAAGGTACAAGCAGGCCATGCGGCAATACCTTTTGAACGGCAACCGCAAGGCATATGTGGACCGAGCGACCTCAGAGCAGCAGAAGATCGTTGCTGGGATTACGCAGCGGCATACGCAAGCCGTGATCGACGCAAAGAAGGCTGCTGGCGCATCGAAGACGGCGCAGAATGGCAATGCGAACGGCCAGAAGACGGTCCAGAACGCGCAGCCAACCAAAGATGGAGCAGGAAACCTGATTCAATGGCTCTCCGGCCATCCAAAGACGCTGGGCAAGCAAGTAGATCTGCGGCGCACGACAAACGGGATGCTGGGGCGGCAGGAAGCGTATCTTGTTGGCGAAAAGGGGCTGTACAAGTGGCGTCCGAAGACAGCCTGACGGATCTGATTGACTTTACGCGCTGAGAAGTGCGTAAATAGCAGTAATGTAACAAAGTTTCACCGGCATCGACAGGCATAACGGCACCGCCCGATTAAACGGAGCCTGAAACTACCGCACAGCACCACACTGGCAGTCGCCAAGACACAGCAGCCCGCTGCAAAGGGCGCGACCTACAGCGAATTTCCTTATCAGGAGAATCGTATGGGCATCGCGTCCGTAGACCAATCGTTAGCATTGCAGCAGGAGTGGGTAAGGCCCGAAGTAGAAGACCTCGCCCTTAGTGCTTCCGTCCTCTGGAAGCGGTTCAAATCCACCCAAAAGAAAGATGTTTCCGGGCGTCTCGCCCGCGTTCCCACCATGCCGTCTCGTGGCGGCAAGCCCCGTGTCGCCAACCTTGACGGCGGCGATCTCGGCCTTGGCAGCGGACCCACCACCATCCCAGGGCAGGTGACCACCACTACCCTCATCATGGCGTGGAGCTATACCAAGGAAGCCGAGTACGCGACCGATTCCGACGAAAAGGCGATTGAGGATTTTGCTACCCTGACCCGCTCGATTGCTCCAAAGGCGTTCGCGGACTTCATGGACACCGTGATTCAGGGAAACGGCTCGAACACTCTCGACACCATCGTTTCGACCGTGGTTACCGGCTCAAACATCACCGGCTTTGTCGTCAACAATGCCAACTTCTTCCTCGACGATCAGGACTTGGACATTTGGAGCGCGCTGGGAACCGCTAGTCCGGTTGCCTCCATAACCATCGAATCCACCGACATCCTGAATAACACCATCTGGCTGGCGAACCCTATTCCGACCTCCCTCGGCATCACCGCCGGCTATCTGCTGCTTGTGAGCGGTTCACCTGGGCAGGCAAACACCGGCGTCTTCGGCCTCCGCTACTACCAGGTTGGCACCAACACCGGCAACTGGCTTGGCATCCAGCGCAGCGCATGGCCGGGGAAGTACCTTGTGCCCACCCTGGCAGTCAATGGTTCCCTGACTCCGCAG